TGATACTCAGGAGAATCAATAAGAGCCTTGGCTTTACGACCAAACCGCACCGATAATTCAGTCGTGTTAGTGGATTGGATAATTTTTAATTTTGGATTTTTACCAACCATCCAAGCAGGTAAAAGATAAGATCCAAATTCTGATTTGGTATGCCTAGGTGGCATATTAATAATTAATCTTTTAATTTCACCAGATGCAAGTTTATTAAATTTGTCTGCAATTCTTTGGTGATGTGATCCCTCTATAAAATCTGGCCAGACGTGTTTTACAAAAGATAAAAAATCATTTTGTATATTAGTTTCTTTTTTCTTTTCACCATAACGATTTGCCAGTAAAGCAAATTCTCTTCTAACGTCAGCAGGTAGTTTATCTAAGTTCTGTATAAATTTTTCATTCATAAAAATTTTTCCGCAAAATTTTTTTACAAGTATTTTGAAAACTTAAAAAGTATTTTATCACTATCTATTTAAAAAACCTAGCATAAATACGTTGCTCTGGGACCCCTAGTCTGTATATAAAAAAACAATTATTATAAATTTTTAAAAAACGTAAACCGGTGTGGTACCTCTATGCACCGCGCACAACCTAGAGTTGATGCGCCTGGTGCATAGCTTAGAAAGGTAAGCTAAGTCTGTTGTACTTCTTTTATTTCTGTATTAACCCAACCATATTGGTTTGTTACTTTTACAGGATCCTCGATCGGTGTTTCAAGAGCCTCTGGTCTTGGGTGTAGTTGCACGAATTGTTCAATGTGTGTAGCAATAAAATCATGCATACAAGTCTGATCGCAAAAGTATTTCCATACTCCCTTTGGATATGCACCACTAACATTAATCTTAACTGATCTTAAAACCTTAGAGCCTTTAACACCACGAACTCTTGTGGTTGTCTGTCTTTTATGGCAACGTGGACCATGGCACCAATTATAATCACTCATCGTCTGCCCTCTATTTGTGGAAACATAAAAAACCATTTAACTGTAAATGTAGTTGCAATGGCAAAGCCTAACCAAAAGTCAAAGTGAATTGCTATAACTACACCTAAAAAAATCATCGCGAAGTGTAACGCGAAGTATATTGCTTGTAACATAATTTATTCCTTTCTAATTGTTTATGGGACAATCCTATATGATTGTCCCATAGTTGTCAAGTGTTAATTCACACTTTGTTGCATTTGTTTTCTAGCAATCGCAATCTTTTGATCTCTTGTAAGAACTTCTTTATCCTCTAAAAGACTAGCCAGATTTTCTGGGCTATAGATTGATAAAGCTAAAGAACTACTTTCATTCATCATTGTTTCATTTAAAACAACACCAACTTTATCTGCAAGTTTTTTTGCTTGGTCAAATGTTCTATAAGATTTTAAACCCAATCTTAAAGTTTTCATTTTGCCCTCAACATAATTATACATTTCCTGATGTTCTTTGATTACATTGTCTGCACTAGACCTATACATCTTAAAAAAGTTTAATGCGTTCTCATCAACTTTATAATTTCTTGAATGACAATAAGAACTACCAATAGTCCAAAGTTTAAAATCACTTTCCCATTTAGCAACAGGTTTAGTTATAGATTTATCCTCATTTGATGAATTGCTAAAACCCAAATAAGTATTTACTGCGCTTTCATCATTGTAATACTTTGGATTTCTTTTTGAGTAGTCATCATTGATAGCCAATTTATAATCTGGGTTTAATCCCTTGGCTTTCAATTCATCACGATAATAAGCCCTTGCAAAATTTCTACCCATATCAAACCTGACATGAACCTCATCTTGCGCCTCATATTCATTACCCTCATCATCAACTTTTATAATTGGATTATGAACATAGAAACAATTATCCTCGTACAATTCACCACCTGCTCTATTGTATTTTTTAATCATTGATCTAATTGTATCAATATCATATTGAGGTTGATGAAACCTTACAACTTTTTCAATCTGCTCTTTTGCTTTCTCTCGCATAAGATCATATTGCTCTTTTGCTTGAACCAATTTATCTTTTACTTTATTTTCATAAAAAGATTGAAATTGATCTGCTATTACTTTTCGCTTTTCTGCGTTAAGTGTTATTTTTCTTTTTTGCATATTGTTTTTTCCTTTCTGTATCCTATATATTCCTAAACTAATTGTATTTATATGTCAAATAAAAAAAAATATTTTTTTTTCGCTCTGCCTTATTTTTGCCACATTTATATTATAGGATTGTCCCATGAAAGGAAGAAATAATATGGAACTAAATAAAACATTTAAAATAACTTTTTGGGCTAAGAAGCACAAAAAGCATATAACAAGAAATGCTAAGTGGACTGATCTATGCAGATACTTTACATCTAAAGATGGTGTCCCTTGCATAACGTATTATGATCTTGATAATCAGGGTTATAGAACGGCAACAACATCTTGGAAGGTGCAACTATGAGTAGAACATTTACAGACCAAGAATTACTTGAGTTCTTTAAAAACATTCAAGAAATTATAAAGGCGCAAAAAGAATTAAATCATGCAACCCATGAGAGATTAAAACTTTTGGAAGCGTCACAATTTAAACAACCTTTAGTGTTAACTAAAGAAATGGAAGTAAAGAATTAATTAATGGGGGCACCCTGTATCACACCGCCCGCCTTGGGGCCGTCTTTACAGGGTGCTGATCCCTGGTCTTATTACCTTGGCCTAAGTCTCCAATTGATCACTGGAGATTATGATCTGAAAGGATGGTTGGTCAATCTCTAATAAGACCTGGGATCAGCGAGCGTTCTCACAGGAATACGCGAACGACGGTATGTGCCAAATAAGCTCCGCGCGGGCGCCGTCGCGCTGGTCTAGTTTAGAATGATTCTAAACTAGAGTTAAATAAAATAGTTAAGTCAAGGGGCAAGCCTCAAGCGTCAAGCCCCTTGACATATTATAAATTTAGGATTATATGGGAGAGATGAAAACAAACGAAGCATTAAAAATTGTAGGAGGACTTTCAAAGCCTTCAAAGATGCCTGGCTGGGCTTATGGCCTGCCAGCTGCAGAATGTAAAACTGGATCAAAACTTGTTAAGATTCCGGGCAGCGTCTGCAGCGGCTGTTATGCATTAAAAGGCTGTTATGTCTTCCCCGTGGTTCAGGCTGCACAGTACAGAAGGCTGGAGGCCATCCGGTCACCGCTGTGGGTCGGAGCGATGGCGCTATTGATCAATTCAAAAAAATCAAAAGAATTTAGATGGCACGACTCAGGCGACGTCCAGGACGAAGAGCACCTTCTCAAAATTTTTGCTGTTGCAAAGTTAACACCAAGCACCAGTCACTGGATGCCAACGCGTGAAGCGTGGGTCAAACATTTTTTGCCAGAGTGTCCAAAAAATTTAGTTATAAGATTTTCCGGCCAGATGATTGACCAGCCCGCAATTGCAAGCTGGCCCCACACCTCGACCGTGTCGACGAAGCCTGAGGACAGGACCTGTCCAGCTCCGGATCAGAATAACGAATGCAAAGATTGTCGAGCTTGTTGGAATCCTGAAGTAAAAAATATATGTTACGGTAAACATTAAAATGACTTTTATTTTTAAACATCCAAAGTATTATAAAGAATTACGAAAGCTACGTAATAAATCTGATCAGGCCATTAGTTTGAGAGAGTCGGAGACGTCCGCTGGAGAACGTGCGCCTGGTCAGGGCCACAAGCTGCAAGCCTCAAGCCGCAAGCGTCAAGCTTCTGAAAGGGGCAAGCCGCAAGCTGCAAGCCTCGAGAAGCAAGCCTCAAGCCCCGAGGAACAAGCGTCAAGCCTCAAGCCCTGAGCATCAAGCTCCTTGATAAACCTTCCCTCATAAAGTTTTATGGAGTTAAGACCAAGGGCCTTAACTAGAATAAATGTATTGTCAGGATGTTTCACGTGAAACGCTATTTGGTGTGGAGACAGGCGTACCTTGTTGGTCTTTGTTACTTTTAATTCGATAGTGAAAAAGTGGCGATTGCGATTATAACCCAGTATATCAGGAGTCCCCCATGAAGCAGTATTTTCCACGCGTGTAAATGATAATTCGCAATTATTTTTAGTGTTGTACGTTTTAATTTCATACCAAAATTTCTTTTCTGGATTCACTACTACACCTCATTCAATTGTCAAATCATTTCATAAATAATTGCACAGTAATTCTAGGAATAATCTTACTCAAAACAGGGTTAACTTTATGTGGGATTGGAGCTTTAACAATCACCAAAGAGTTACCTACAGGTGGTATCCAGCCATGACCATTGTTATCAGTGAACATAAACTCACCACCCCATTGTCTATGCCACTTGTGATTTATATAATAAGTAGCTCCATACTTCCATTTACCATCGTCATGCCAGTTTATGCCAGCACCTTTCTTCATATAATGAATCGTGGTGGACATATCTTTTGCATCACTTAATTGAAAATAAGCATTGTGTTTAACCAGAGTTTTTAACATCTCAAATGGTTTGTAGTTACTAACACCCACTCTCATTGGAGGCTCAATGTTATTTATTAAATCATTACTCCAAACGCCTTTACTTGTATGTAAATTTATTTTCTTTCTTTCTCTAATAATTGCATCATGAATACCTTTGTAGATATTGTAATCTAAAAAATTAGTTATCCACCAAATTTTTCCAGGGATTGAATAAGATAACTTCATTGTTTTAAAAAACAATTAATGGCATATCTAGCCCCTTTTGTTACAGGCTCAGTGCCATGAATCCATATAGGTTCACCTGGGAAAAGCATTGCCTCACCTGCAGATAAACTAACTTTGACTTGACCTCCAAAAAATCTAAACTCGCCGCCTTCATAATCATCATTTAGATTAATAGTCAAAGAGCCTCTAATTGTATCACCCACATCAGAGTGATCTTTTATTTGTTGCCCAACGTCATATTTTATTATTCTAATATTATCAGTTTTAGTCATGAAAATGTTTTTATAAGTAGGGCAAAAATTATTACGAATGTATATCTCATGATTAGTTAACACTATTCTTAAATATTTTAATATTAACTTATAAGGCTCTACAAAATCTTTTTGATCACGTAACCAAGAGATATTTAAAAAATTACAATTATCATACTCTTTGTCATTAGTTTCCATATCTTTATTAAATTTATAACTTTCTTCAGGAATAGCTGATTGTTTATTATCTTCATACAATTTAATTAATTTATTACACACATCAGAGTTTACTAGTCCTTTTAAATGAAACTTTTGATCTATAATTTTATGATCATAACTCATAATTTTTTAACAACCTTTCCCATTTTCCACTGTTCAGGTGAAACTGTAATAGCAAGTCTATGAGTTTCTCTAACGCCAATTATTTTATTTTCTAACAACTTTACGCCTGTAATGTCATAGAACTCACCATTTGGTAGAATAACTTGTACTCTAGCGTTGGCTGCCACTTCGCCTTTCATAAATTTATCTAATGCTTGTCTTAATACCTTTCCAGTAAACATGTGTTGATTTATAGACTAAGTTGTATTAAATATCAAGTATGGGTTTACCAAAGAAATTAACTGAACAACAAATGAAGTTTGCTTACGAACTAGTAACAAACGAAGGTAGAAAGACAGCTACCGAATGTGCTGTAGACGCTGGCTTTGCAAAGGACTCAGCAAGACAATATGCAAGTAAATTACAAAATCCTAAATTGTATCCACTTGTTGTTAAATATATCGGTGAATTAAGAGAAGAGTGGCAGAAGAAATACGAAGTTACTTATGAAAAACATATAGCGGAACTAGGACAGATTAGAAAGGAAGCTCTTAAAAAAGGAGCGTGGTCTGCTGCGGTGAATGCAGAAGTAGCCCGTGGTAAAGCTGCGGGGCTATATATCGAGCAGAAGATAATAAGGACTGGAAAATTAGAAGACTTAACAACAGAAGAATTAGAGTCGCGTATGAAAAAAATAATCGACGATTACTCACCAATCCTAGAAGATGTGCCATTTGA